TTCCTATCAAAATTCATCATATTTTTGATAGTTTTAAATTCCTGTCTGATAATATCTTTTAACTTATCAGATGCAGGAAGATTTGATAACTCAATTTCAACAGGTGAGTCATCAAGATCTGAAACAATTGCTTCGTTTACGATATCTTCAATTGCACTATCACACTCAGGGTGTAGACACATCTCTCTGTATCTACGTACCAGGTCCTGCTCAGACTTATAAACTCCCTCGATATCTACGTATTGTCCGTAGAAACCGCTGGAGAGATAAAAATCTGATTTGTCTTCCTCGGTAGGAGGAACTGGGGAGACCAGTTTTTTCTGCTTCTCCCCAGACTCCGGTAACTTAAAACCAAATAATTTAGACATTAATCAAAGTTTGAACTTCTTATCTACTATTTATGAACCTGTTCCTAACTGTGTTGTGCCAGATGGATCAAGAGCATCATACCACTGAACTTGCAGATCAACAGTAAACTCTTCAATCTGATCGCTGCTTTCGTAAGAAAGGTCAATCGCACTTACATTAGTTGGGAAAGTTCCATAGAATCTGTACTGCTTGAGCACAGGAACTTGAGTATCACTTGATGGAGTATTTCCAGTAACTCCGGATCTTCCTAACTGTCTTACAAACATATCTCTTTGATATGATGTTGGGTTAGTGATTCCAGCATTATCCTCATGCTTGTTGATGAGGTTCATCCATCTTTCAAATGCAGTTCTGATTCCAAAGTCAACATCGTTGATGACTGTGATGGTCCAGATATCAAATGTTCTGTCACCAGCAACCTTAAGGTTTCTTCCTCTGAAAGGAATATTGATTGCAGCAACATTGGATGCTGGGAGATTCGCTGCTTTTACCAGGAATCTCGCTCTGTCAGTCAATTGACTTCTTGATGTGTCCAGGGGGATAGCAGCTTCGGGGAAGTACAGTTCACACTCAAATAGATTAGGCCTTGCACCGCCACCGATCATTCTACCCTTGAATGAATCAAGGGTCCTATCCTTTGTATTTGGGATATTTAAATTAGCCATTAATTTTTTCCTCTAAATGGTGATAGTGAATTAAACGTTACCGACGACTTCTTCAAAGCTGACCCCGGTGCGAGTGGCAACGAAGGAGAGACCGATGAAGTTAATTGATCTCGCTGGTTTGACAAAAATATCAGCTCTAAACTGGTTAGAGTCAACGATGTCTGGAGTGTTATTGGTCTCGTCGCAGATTACGACGAAATCAGTAATTCCTCGCTTCGCCTTAACATCACGAAGGAATGGTTCAACAATATTGACAAAGTTGGATCTTGTGATCACATCGTTGAATTCAAAGAGTTGTGCTCTTGCTGCTCTTTCGATTGAATCCTCAATGGTGAGGAACAAGCGACGGACGTTGATTCGATCAAAGGCAGATGCGAATGAAAGTGCGGTCTTATCACCGAAGAGAATGATTCCCGCTCCAGGAGAAGCAATGATTGGATTGATTCTCTTAGGATAGATCAGATCTCTTTGTGCTTGTGATGGATTGTATGCAAGTTTGACAGCGCCATTGATTGTTCCTCTTGATGCACCAGCAGGTGAGAACCAAGAGAACTCATTAATAGATGCTCTGCACATCAGTCCAGCAACGTCTGCGTTACATGGAATGTAACGGAATTCATTGTTGAATCTGTCATACATGTACTTGTATCCAGAATCGAATACAGCGTATGAAGATGATGTTAATGTATCAAAGAAGTTAATAACATTTGTCGTTTGAGTATCAGAATCAGATACGTTGACTACACCTGCTCTATGAGGTGAGATGCAAGCGATACAATCTTTTCTAAGATTTGCGATCTCAATCAGTTTGTTTGCTTTTGCTTGTGATTCTTGAATTGTAGATCCACCAGAAGGTCCGTTGATCAAGAAGTTGACAGGATATTCTGCAGGGTTCTTGAGAATATTGTAAGAACTGATGACGTTAGAAAGAGTGGGTTCAAATCCACCTTGTGCAGAGTAGTTTTCACCACCTGTCAGGTTGTATACTCTCTTACCGTCTACTGAGAAACTAGTTCCCTGTGCTTCAGATCCACAGTTTGCAATGGCAGATGTTGTAAATCCAACTCCTGATGACTGTGTAAGACCTCCAGAAACTCCGGTTCTGTGTGCTCCGGCGTATATGTAATTTGAAGTTGTAGCAACATAGGACTTGTAGTAAACACGCTCTGTAGGTGATCTCTTACCATCAGATGCTTTGCTGAGGAAGGTAAACTTCTCAACAATGTTTCCTGCGATTCCTGTGACTGATCCGCTGTCATCAACGATAACAACGTGCATCTCATCGTTCTTAGCACTTCTTTCAGAAGCATACTGAGAAGTTCCGGGTTTCTCAGCAATATTCTTCCAGTATACTACAGCATTGTCTAATCCAAGAGTTTGAAGTGAATACCAGTCAGCAACTGTTGTGCTACCTGTAAATGATGTAATGGTAGTGCCAGCAGTGCTAACAACTCTCATTGTGTTCAGGAATTCTGAAGTCTGTGAAGATCTAGTGAACGTAAAGACTGATCCATCTCCTGCGGTACTGATACCAGTGATTGTTCTATCAACTGTAATGAAGTCTGTTCCAATTCCGATAACAGTTGTTCCTGCAGCAACAGTTGAGTTGCCTCCAGTTACTGTGACTACATCACCAAGTGCAACTCCAGTAGTAACGATTCCGCTGATTGAAACATCAAAAGCAGTGTCGATTGTACCAGCAGTTGTTGCAACTCCAACATTGGAGGTTACAAGAGTTGTAGTTGGTGCGTCGAATGAGAATACACCGCCTTGTTGATAAGTTACTGCAGTAGAAACTCCAGCAGCATTTACAGTATCGGTGATATTAACTGAAATTTGATTTGATTCTAAACCAGAATCTGTTCCAACACCAGTAATGATTCCTCTTAAGAAACCATCAAGTGCTTCGGTAATTCCAATTCCAGCAGCAGTTTTTCCTTCTAACGATTGAGTAACACCCATTCCGATGTTGACACCAGCAGTGCTGCTAACAGTAATTACCTGGTCAGCGAATGCATCAATGGTGCAAACTTTTAATTTATTTGCCCATCTACCTGGGTTTTTTGCTGCATAATGCCAAGTAGTGGCAGTGGTATAAGAATTTTCATAATCCTCATAACCTTTGATCTTAAGAGTGACTGAATCTGCAGAAACGCCAGAGTTGGCATTATTCAACTGATCATCATCAATTCTGATTACTCTTAATGTACCTCCGTATGAAAGGTACGATGATGCACTCATCCAATAATCGTACTGTGCATCTGTGTCTACCGGCTTTCCGAAGGTAGCGAGAAGATCTTGTTCCGTTTCAATCAAAACTGGAACATCTACGGGACCCTTAACAAAAGGTCCAGCAATTGCGCCAACCTGATCATTAGCGGCATCCACTCTACCAATGGTTAAGTCAACTTCTCTTACCTTGACGCCAGGGGATACTAAGTTAAGCGACATGTCTTTCCCTCTATAGAGATTCAATTTTACTAAAACTATTTAGAAAAATTGACCCTTTCACCGGGGAAACAGTGCATGAACTACCAATCTGGATACTGCCAATGACCAGTATCTCCTTTTCTATTTTTCATTACCCTTTTCTTCGTACACTCCTTACACTCATAAGAATACGATGATGGGAACATTCCTCTGCCTTTTCTAATGAGATAAAACCCATCAATTAGATCTTTTGTCTCACCACAAGTTCTACACTTTCTCTCTTTGAACAGTAGGTGTTCTAATCCAAACTGTTCTCCGATGTCCATTAGTGATACTCCCACATATAAGATCTATCACCATATTCATCTGCATACCACCTATCACCTTCACTATCCACAAAACTATTATCATCCAATCCATCTGACATAAAACCAAAAGGTGCCATATCCTGTTCAATCTGATTCTTCTGCTCTTCGTATAATCTCTTACGGACATCCTGGTCAGTCAGTTCTTTGAAGTAATCCTGTTGAACCAACCATGCATAGATTACCAGACACATTGCAAGGTCATCGTTACAACCTTCTTCTGCTTCAAATGAGTTACGCTTCTGAATAAAGGTAGTTAATTCAGATATAATCTCATAGTCTTTGAAAAGAACCTTATCTTCTTCAATCATTGTCTTGAGGTTTAACGATCCAACCTGTTTGACAGTCTTACTCATCTTGACACCAAGTTGTGTCTTTTTACCAGAGAATCCCTGACCAACAATCTGACCTGCTCTACCTCTCATAGAACACTGTAATAAATTCTGATACTCTAAATCATAATTTAGAATTGATGCAACTTGATCTCCAATATCGTTTACTTCGCAGAGAACAAATGCGTTATTATAATTTCTTACTACTTCATAGATGATGTTGGGAAATAGCATCGGTTTGATTTCATTATTTCGATACTTCGCTACTACCCTATGTGGGAATTCTGTTATGTCTACAACAATAAAGGCAGAGTAGTCTTCACTGACTCCTCTTGCAACGTCAACAGTACAAATATAATCATGACCTGGCACTGGATTCTCATATAAATCCAATCCAGCATTTCTGGTCATTGGATTTTCATATACTAATGCTCTCAACTTAGAGGGAGATATCAGAGTATCAATAGATCCAAGGAATTCGCACTCAAACTCAATCTTGAACTGTTGTTCTGATGTGTTGGCAATTGTAGTTGCTTTCCACTTTGCATCTCTACCTGGAACTTCAGACCAGTGAACATCAGTTGGAATATACTCGTTCTTTCCTTTTTCTGCGTCATGCCACAGACGGTAGAAGTGATTCATACCGTGTGGGGTAGAAACGATGATTACCTTCGTGCTTTTACCAGAAGTAATAGTAGGATAAACAGAGGCAAAGAACGAGTCAGCAACGTGATTCGGGACGAACGCGAACTCGTCGAGAAAGAGGATGTTAAATGACATACCTCGGACAGCACTTGCAGATGTAGATGCTGCCAAAATTTTACTGCCATTTTCTAGTTCCAGAGATCCTTTGTTCCATGCTATAATACCTTGTTGCATCCATTTTGGCAAGTTTTCGTAAGCAGTTTGTAACCTACCAAGTAATTCCCTAGCAGTTGCTGCTTTGTTTGCTAGGATACCAATGTTGACACTATCATTGAAAACAGCGTAATGTAAAAGGTATGATACGCATGTTGTAGATTTACCAGTCTGACGTGGCATCTTACAGATATTGAATCTGTTTTCATGAAAGTTATTGATGAGTTTTTCTTGGAAGTCATATGGAATGAACGGTACAAGACCTTCATCCAAACTTACAATCTTGACGTACTTCTTTGCAAAGTAGACAGGATCTTGCTTACATTTAATAAATTCGGCAATCTGTTCTTGTGTAAATTCAATTGGGGTATTTGCCTTTTTAAGGTTAGGATTCCCCAAATAGATATTGTCAGACATAATTCAGATATTTCCTATAGACGCTACTGTTTCTTGTGTTCTTAAGTAAAGTTTGACATAGCACTTTGCTATGTTCTTGAGTTCATCCGTATCGTTGCATGTGTCAATTTCTCTAGCAAGTTTTGTATATTCAAAACTCTTATTCAAATTTTGCAACTGAATGTCATCTGGATTCATTAGGTTCTCCTGCAAACAACAGTGGTAGAGTTGGATCCCTCCTGACAGGATTATAGTAAAGAACTATAGCATTAGGATAAATCTTCCTAATTTCTTTAACTACTTCCTCTTTCGCTGGTCTATTAAAGTTAGCGAAAAACATTTGGGTTGTAATAGTCTTACCTCTCCAGTTTAAAACTATAGTATAAGTCTTTCCTCTTTCCTGTCTTCGCAGATACGTTTCATTTACATCCTTTTTCTTTTTCTTATCTGTCGCAACATAAGTTGGTTTTGCTGCGCCACTTTTTTGTTGTTGTCCTGGATCTGCTTTTTTCTTACGGCGAGCAGCAGACAGTCTTTCTGACTTACTCATACTTGCTCTCTTTGAAGATGATACGCACTTAGGTGTACCTTCTCCTGGTTCATCACTAGCACAAGTTCCACCTGTAACTACATTAACCCAACCACCTTTACCATCTTTAGACTTAGATCCTTTGAACCACTTATGAAGTGAACCCTCAGAAATTTCTTTTCTCCAGTTGGAATGATTAGTCATGGTTTGTTCATATGTTGCTTTTCCTGGAACTACAACAGATTTGCTGAAGTTTTTTACTGTAAACATATCCCACATTTTGGGACCATAACTACACTCTTCACGATATTCTTTCTTACCGCAAAGTTCACAGAATCTTTCTTCTCCGTATCCTTTCATTTCATTAACGTCAGTATTTCCTGCAGTATTAGTACCAGAGTGAAGTTCTTTAAATCTTTTATTTCTTGGTGGTGCAGTTTTTTTCAACTCTTTCTTTTTTTGACTATAGTTATCTTCTTCTTTAACTTCTTTCTTTTCAGGCAATCCTTTATGCTTAGTTGAAGCAAAATCTTTTGCATCTTTTTTCTTCATAGAGGCAGCAGCATCAGCAACCTCCGGTGATGGATTTTTCATCTCACCTTTCTTGGCGGCATAAACCATACCCATGAATCTTTGCTGTGCTTTGGATACTGCTGGCATTATTCTTGCTTAAATCCGTCTTTTAATAATTTTTGTAACTCTGCTGTTGAACCAACGAACAACGCATTGTTTACAGTAGTAGGAGATGATTTAGCATCTTCTTTATTTAGATCCTTCATCTTTTGCTGCAAGTCAATCAACTTATCTGATACATCTCCAACACTTTTGATAAGTTGACCAACAACTTCGTATGATCTAGGTTGCTGTCCTTCTTGTGCTAGTTCAAGAATACCGTTGATTGCTTCCTGACCTTTTTCAATCAAAGAATACAAATTGCCACGGGTATACTCATAATCCGCTGTAGGGTCATCTTTCTTGTTAATATCTCTGAGTTTCTGTTTAGTCTCTTTTACTATTTCTCCTGCTTGAACTTCAATGTCCAACGAATCATTTATTTTATCGAATTGTTCATTCATAAGTCAATACCTTTACTAGGACTAAACGTTCTACCATCAGCAAAGTCAAATCTTTCTTCGCTGAATCCGAAGTCATCACCAACTTCAACCAGTGCATTGTCATCATTATTTACAACATCAACAGACGCTCCTGAAAGATGAGCATCTGTTCTAGTACCATCAACTCCTCTATTGACAGTAAGTGTTTCATTACTAATTTCTCTAATGTACATTAATTCACCACCAATTGCAATATAACTGTCCGCAACCAAACTAGAAGCATTGGATACAGTAAACATGGTCTTGGTATCAGTTATATCCTCTGCAAGTGTGGTTGTGTTGTCATCATTGTAATCCTTAAGTGCTCTAGGTGTTGCAACGTACCTAAGAGATCTGGTTGTATCTTTTCTGTTTGTATTAGTTGAATAGTCCACTTGAACTCTCTTGATAAGACCTTCACTACTATCTGCAACAGGACCGAACAGGTATGTCTTAGCGGTAAAGTCTAAAGTATGAATCATAAATCTTTTCTCATCATATCCTGAAGTGTAATTATCATCGAAAGATATATTATCCAGAACCATGGGGATATCTCTCTTTTCTCCAATTGCAGCAACTAAATCAACTGTGATATTAAAAGATGGTTGAAAGTATGGAAGAATTTGCTCTAATATCTGCAGGGCATCTTCATTGTACTGTGACATAATCGAAAGTCTAAATCCCAGATTGTAAGGGACTGGCATAAAGACTTTTCTTGCTGCTTTACTTCCATCTTTGGTAACTGCTTTGAAGGTCTGCATTGTAGAAACCTTTCTAGAGTTATCATATGTAATTGATGATAGTTCAAATGCAATTCTTGGCAAAGTGATTGCCACTCTTTTTCTTATATCTGGTTTCTGCTCTAATCTTGCTAAGAACTTTTCTGCAGGACCATATGCAACAGGAATTCTAACTGTAGAATAATTTTTTCCAGTCTGATCCTTATGCTTAATATCAATTGTATTAAACAAAGTTCCGAAAGATATAATCGTCTTTCTTATAATTTCGTGATAATAATATGTTCCTAGCATTAGTACTCTCCGAATGGATTAGATTCTGTGAAATCTAAAATTGAATCTGCCTGAGATTCAAATGTGTCATTATCTGCAAAAGTATCAACTTCGTCTTGATCTGATATTGTAGATATTCGATATTTAGCATTTGAACCGAGTAGTGTTGTTCCAATTCCGACAACAAATTCACCAACAGTAAATCCAGGTGCGCTAAGTTTGGTAACTTCAAGAACTCTAGTATCTCTATCCCAATCAGAAACAATGGCAGTAGTTCCAGTAGAAACACCTCTTACAATTTCCTTGAATTGATAGTTTTCTTCTACCTCTCCGGCATCTGGAGATCCAATGGTAATTGATGGTGCCGCTGTATAACCTGCACCAGCGTTTGTAAAGCGAATACTTGCCAATTCTCCGTTTGTATTCACAATTGCAACTGCAGTGGCATTGGTTCCGCCCACAGGAGCAGTTCCGATAGCAACAATTGGTGGTGAAGACGGAACAAAACCTTCACCAGAGTCAGTAATGTTTGGTGCTCCCACTGAATTTACAGCGAGAAGTGCTGTTGCAATACCACCGCTTCCAACTGCATTCTGACTTCTGACAGTAATAACTGGTGGAGAAGTATATCCAAATCCTGGATTGGTTACTTGAATGAAATCAATTGATTGTCCAACCTGACCAGTTCTACTGGTCATAATTGCTACAGCAGTGGCATCAGTTCCACCAGCGGGTGCTTTAGCAATTCTAATAAGTGGTGGAGCAGTGTACCCAGTTCCGTCATGAATTAGATCAACTGCATTTACCGAAAATCCTGTATTGATGCCAGCAATATCTTTTGCTAATTGTAATGTTGCGGTTGCATTTGTTGCTCCAACTCCTATCATTGTCATGGTAGTAGTGAAGACAAAATCAACAACAGATTGATCCACTGCCTCGATTCCGGTATCAATTTCATCATCAAGAGCAAGATCAGCAACCTCACAACTTAATTGATAAACATAAAGATTGTTAAGTTGATAGAATGGTTTCTTTCCCTCAACATATTTGATCTCAAACATTGTATTATCAAGAGGGAAATAAATTAAATCTCCTTCTTGTGGTCTCGTTGATACTATGTTTTCGCTCTGACCTATGAGCATCGGAGATATGAAATCTTCATATCTTTCCTTAGAAATTATAAATGTAACAGCATCTGTACTCTGAACACCAAATTTAGAGAGAATATCTCCTGATCCTTCAAAACCTTGATAATTTAAAAGATACGCCTCTAGTCTGAATGCATCATCAAAACCAGAAGCAGTAATCTCTCTCAGAATTGTATTTTTGTTTATAACATTTCTTGGAAGATATACGACATCCTGTCCATACATCTTCAACTGTTCATTGATTAAATCTTGAACGAGTCTCTGTTCAGTCGGTGAACCCTGTAAGAAGTAAGAATTTAATGGCATGATACATCAACCTATCAAGTCAAATGGGGGAGTTTCATATGTGTCTCTGAGTTCTCTATCGAGATCTTCAAGTTCTCTTACTGCATCATCATAAATTTGTCTTCCATTTAAAGATACTCCACCCGGAAGCATGACTCCTTGGAATTTAATTAAATTTTGTCCCCACTGTCTTTTTATTAAAGAAGTAGTATATTTTTTAACCCACCAGTCATTGTAAATTTTTGATGCATCTGCTGGATCTACTAAACGATAGCAATCAAGAATAATATAGTCATCATTACCTAGGTCAGCAAAATCGATATCTAAATATAATCTATTTCTTTTTCTGTTAAATCTTATCTGAGTATCTGGAGTCAGAAGTCTACTGATATCTTCCAGATGAGTTTTTGTCATGGTATAGTTCAGAAGATCAAGTGCTCCATAATAATAAACATCATTCAGGAACAGTTGATATTTGATATTAAAGAGACTACCAGAGATGGTGTTATCCATCTTGAAGACTTTATTTACGCCAATTACATGATCAGGAAGTTGAAGAAAATTCAAACTTTCTGCCCAACCAACACTAGTAACACCAGTGGATGATGTTGCAGTTGTTGTAGTAACACCAGTTCGTAATGTTTCTTTTTCTGCCTTTGTGACCTTATGTTTCAGATACATTCTTTCCACACCATCATAATGATAGTCTTGGAAATGTTGAATGGCATCATCTACAAGATCTTCAATCTGATCATCATCAACATTGATTTCAAGAACAGGATAACCAAGTCTCCTTAGAGAGTAATCGATCAATTCTTGTCTGGTCGATGGTTGGCTCATTCTTCGATACCTGGTTCTTGAAATTCTTCTGTCTGTACCTGCTGCTGCAATTCAAGATAGTCTTGGGTTAAAGACTCAAGTTTTGCTTCTAAGAGAATATTCTGATTCATTAACGAAGAAATTTTAGCATGATAATTCTTAATCAAAATATTCACATCAACTTCTTTATTCATAAGGCTAGAAAGTTCCTCCGTCTAGGGTATCAGTCCAGGTGGGCTTGTTAGTATATGTAGTTGCTACATTACTTGGAGTAATGGAATTAGATGCTCCATTTACAACCAGATCATCAGTTGTATTGAATGTTCCTTGAACACCAATCAACGTTACTGCTGTACCACTGTTTACGGTAGTTTTGACTACACCATAAGCAGAACTATTATTCTGCTGAGTAATCTGAGCACCTTGTGTGTAACTACTTGATGATACTGTAAGTACAATTTCACTTACAGCAGTCAGAATTTGTGTAGAAGTTAGTGTATTACCTGCATCAGTTGGTGAGTTGGTTGATCTTTGCAGACCATCGCTGTCAAAGTAGACAGCACCACCAGTATTGAAGTTACCAGACTGATAGTAGATACCTTTAACATCTAAGAACCCTTTGGTTCCAGTAACTACGCTGTTTGATACAGTTGCATCTGGAATATAAGTCCACTTTCTGCTTCCATCACCATGAGTTCCATGATTAGTTGCAGTTGCCGAACTGTTAGAAATTGCACTATCGTCAAATCCAAAGAATCCGACTTTGTTGTTTGCAATTCCAGATCCGGTATTATAGTTGAATGAAATACCTCTGTCAGTATTTGTATCATAACCATGAGTTATGACAACTTGAGATGTTGTGGTAATACCTGGAGCTTGTGAAGTTCCATTATAGGTTACAGTTTTATTTGCTATATCAATAGCAGTAACTGTACCAATACCACCGACAGCAATTCCTGTTGCCGCAATGTGGTCACCAGTATTAATTCCAACAACAGAATCCAAATTAACCGTGGATACACCAGCAACCACTGGGATTCTTACAGTTCTGTTACTCGTTACATCACCAACGTGATAGATGGGATCATTAACAGAAACAGCAGTTGAGTTAACAACAGTCGTTGTACCATCAACTTGC